ATCTTACTTTGCGAAACTCGCAGCAGATTAACACAAGAAAGGGGTCTCACGACCCCTTTTTTTATGGCATTGTAACTCTTGTATTTTCTGTTTTTGCTAATCTATCGGTGATTCTCTGAGAGGATCTTTGATATATCATAATATCTCTCATATCATTTAAGAATTGTTGTAAATATCTTCTCCTTAAAAGATAGATAGATCTTTTTTTATCATTTTCTATTGTTTCATATTCCCAATTACTAATACCCTGAATGATTGAGTCGGAATTAGGGGTAATATAAGTATTTCCTTCATAATATGATATTGAAAAATCTTTATCTACACGTTTACCTTTAGGTAAAATTAATTTACCATCAGAATCTCTAATTTCTTTAGTTTCATAATGGTGTATATCTCCTAAAGCAGCTTCATTCTTGTAAATATTAAGTACGTAATAATATAAATCTCTATTTGATAAAGGCCATTCATTTCTTACATTAATAATACCAGCAGTTATAAGGACAACCCAATCTAATTCAGAATTTCCATAAAAATCCTCTGCCACAGTATCAGGTCGGGCACCTTCCATTATTTCATACTTATCAAATACTGTAAAAACATTTTGTAAGTCATCACGGAGTTTGTTTCTTCTGAATAAGTTCTTAACTGTCAGATAACTCTGAGAAGAGAGACTATCCGATAAAAAGTTTTGATATTCTAGGTTTGGTAATTCTCTAAAGTATCCCATCTTAAAATCCTACTCCGTCTTCGTTGTTATCATAACCTGCATAATCCTCATTATAGATTGGTGTGAGTTCTGTAAATGAAAGTGTAAGCATTGATGAAATTGGTGCACCATCTTTATATGTTGCAAATGTACCATCACCTGTATAATTGACAGCTACATTTTTAAGAGCACATATTTTCATTCTATTTAAATAATCCTTTGCTCTGCCCATGTATTCAATTTGGAATACATTAGGTGTTCTTAATACAGTTCCACCAGAACCTTTGGGTGCCATATTTCTCTTAAATGATTTTATTATTGTTCTTATAATTTGTGCTTCTTTTTCATAACGAGGGGTTAACTTGAAATTAAATGTAAAATTTCTAAGAGTCGGACCAGAAAATAATATTTCTAAATTTGGATTTAGGATTTCTCCTTGGTTTCTAGCCATGAGTTGATCTAAAGTGATATTTCCACCAATAAGTGAATTAACTGCTTGTTTGGCAAAATAACTTTGTACCATATTCTGATTAGCAGAAAGTGCTCCCAAAATCCCCTGAAAACTCTTTCTTACCTCCTCTCCCTCTCCTTGTACTGCTCCAACAGAACCCTCATAAAGTTGTGATTCTAACATATTCATTCTAGATTCACCCCAAGCAGTAGAGTTAGTATCTGCAAGTTGTGCTGGAATTGGGAGAATGACACTTCCTAATAAATCTCTAGTATCTCTTAGATTACCTTGTTCTTGAGATAAAGATTCTCTTCCTGATGAAATAAAAGAAGTTTGATTTCTTTTTGATAATTGTAGTGCAGTTCTATGAGATCTTTTATACTCAAAAACAGAAAACTTTAGAAAATCTTGAGTTCCATCTATTGTACTATAAGGGTATCGTAGATCAGATGGCATTCTCTGACTAGTCCCTGTTCTTCCATCTCTTATTTTATTTTTATCCCAAGGATTCTTCCATGCTTCACCACCACCACCCTTTTTACCATCATCTTTCTTTTTCATCCAGTCTGGTAGACTATCAGCACTAGGAATCATATCCCCAGGTGTTTTAGGAACACCACCTGGAATCTTTTGATCAGGACTAGGCAGACCTGAGTAGTCTAATATAGATTTCTGAGAATCAATGGTTATTTCTTTTACTTCATTCTCAAGGTTGTTGTTGTTATATATTCGTTCAGCATCTCTATATGAGATACCATTCTCATCAGCGATAAGTTTTATTTGTTCTTGTATTTGTTGTCTTTCTTCTCGTGCAGCTCTTCTTTGTGATCCTGTCTTTCTTCCCATTTATCGACCTTAATCTATAATTTTAACTATTTAGTTGTCTTTTTCCAAAAGGTATCTCTCTTGCATCCGCAAGTTCTTCTGGATAGACTTCATACAACTGACCTACGACCTCATTCCATGTATATTGTCTATAAGAACCCCAATGAAAATTAATTCCACGAAATCCCCAACGGAATAAATCAGTCACTGCAACTAAAGGATGTGCATCATATTCTATATTATTAGTTTTAGGATTATAAACAAATGTATAATATTTTCCCACATCAGGAACAGGAGTGACAGTATTATTAAGAGCTTCCATCATTTCCATCATCAAATCATCAGGGTCTTCTGTTCCCATTAGATTATCGACAACACCACGAATTCGATTATGTTTATCATCGGTAGGGTAACTAGAAGTCATTTAGCTATACCTAATTCTTTTTCTGTTAATATTTTAAATTCCAATCCTCTATCTAAACAGTATTCTTCTGCTGCCTTCCATTTTGCTTGATTCTTTGCATATTCACGCACTTCATAGATATATCCTCTTGTCTTCTTTTTTTGACGTTTTGGTTCCATACATTGTCTTAGAGGCTTTACTTCAATAATCATTTTTTTAATTTTACCAGTGTTTTCTCTTACCTTAATGTAAAAGTCTGGGAAGTATCTATGAACTCTATTATCTAAGGGAGATCTATAAGGAAGAAAGAATTCTTCACTTCCCCACTCTAAAATATTCTGATTACTATCACAATATTTCATGAACTTAAGTTCCCATAAAGAACGATAAATTATGTTTTTATAGTCACCTTTATACTTTAATGGGTTATTAGGTCTATATCTTCCTTTATAAGACATCTAAATACTTTATAATATAAAAATAATATAAGGTATTTATGGCAACAGTAATCCAAAAGTTCAAAATGGATGTTTTGAACAGAACTGACATTACTAAACTGTCTTTAACAAATCAATATCAGGTAAACATTTCTGGAATTACAGGAACTCTTAAAAGTTATCTTGAAAATGTTTATAGTGTGGATGCTAATTATTTAAATGGTGCCATTGGTATTATGTGTTCTGAGGCCACCTTACCTTCTAGTTCATTTGCGACTGCAGAAGTTAAAGATAATTTTCAGGGTATAAATCAACAATTTGCCCACACTCGAATGTATCTTGATAGTGATTTTACATTTTATGTTGATAGAAAATATAATGTACTTAAATTTTTTGAAGGGTGGATGGATTATATTTCGGGAGATAATAGAGTAGATGGTATTAATGGCTTAGCATCTCAAAATTATTATCGTAGATTTAATTATCCTATGCAATCATCTGATACTGTAGGATATAAATGTGGAACACTAGCAATTGCAAAATTTGATAGAAATTTTGAACATCAAGTAGCATATGAGTTTATAAATGCATTTCCTAAAGCTATGACATCAATTCCTGTGTCTTATGGAGATGCTGATATATTAAAAGTAACTATACAATTTGCCTATGATCGTTATGTAATGGGAGGTTGGAATTAGTTGCTAAATAACCTTACTGAAGTGTATTAAAAATTATGCCTTTACCACAAATATCTGCTCCGACTTATGAGTTGGTATTACCATCGAGTAATAAAAAGATTAAATATAGACCTTTTTTAGTTAAGGAAGAAAAGATTCTAATCATGGCATTAGAATCGGAAGATACTAGACAAATCACTACTTCTATAAAGACGGTGCTTTCAAATTGCATTTTGAGTAGAGGCATCAAAATTGATAAATTGGCTACTTTTGATATTGAGTATTTGTTTTTGAATGTTCGTGCCAAGTCTGTTGGTGAGACAGTAGAAGTGAATGTAACATGCCCAGATGATGGGGAAACACAGGTTGCTGTTGAAATTGATATTGATTCAATTAAAGTTAAGAAAGATCCTAAACATTCTAATATTATTAAATTAGATGAGAATTTGTCAGTGCAAATGCAATATCCATCATTAACACAGTTTATTGAATCTAATTTTGAGATTAATAGTCAAAAAAGTCAGGTGGATGAATCATTAAATGTAATTATGTCATGCATTAAGCAAGTATATAATGAGGATGAAGCATGGGATGCTACAGAATGTACTAAGAAAGAATTGAAGGATTTTGTCGAACAGATGAACTCTAAACAATTTAAGGATGTTGAGGCATTTTTTGATACAATGCCTAAGCTTACTCATACTCTTAAGGTAACTAATCCTCAGACTAAAGTTGAGAATGAAGTTGTAATTGAGGGTCTTGCATCTTTTTTCAATTAGCCCTGGCTCATGAAAGTTTGGAAAATTATTATAGAACAAACTTCGCCTTGATCCAGCACCATAAATATAGCTTAACAGAGTTAGAGAATATGATTCCTTGGGAAAGAGAAATTTATATTTCACTTCTCCAACAATATATTGAAGAAGAAAATCTAAAACAAAAACAACAAAGTGGCATTTAAATCGATTTTCAAAACTAAATCTTTATTACCGAAGATAACCAAAGTTTCTTCTTCAATTTTTGGTCGTCGTTCACCTGATAGTCCTATATTAACACCTTCTGGTACACCAGTTTCTGAAACATTAGTTGAAACTAATAATATTCTTCAAGAGATACAAAAACAATTAGCTTTAGATTTTGCTTATAGAATTGCTAAAGAAGAAGAGGAAATAAAGGATATTAGAAAGACCACCGCCACTATGAAAGGTGGTAAATTAGGTGGTGGGGAAAAAGATACTAAATTAGGTGGAGGTATTGGTAAAGTATTTCAGACTGTTACTGCTCCTGTAAGAGGTATTTTTAGTAGAATATTAGGATTTTTTGGATGGTTAGCAGCAGGGTTTGTTGTTAATAAAGGATTGAAATGGTTAGCTGCTAATCCGGGAAGAGTAGAGAAAGTTGTTGATTTTATATCTAAACATTGGGGAACAATTACAGGTTTAGTTATTGGGGGAGTAATACTCGATACTGTTCTTCGTCTTGCGGGTACCATTGCTCTCTTAAAAAGTGCTCTTGGATTACTTGGTATTGGTGTAGGTGGAAAAGCTTTAGGTGTAGCAGGTGCAGTTGCTGGTGGAAAGAAAGTTGGATTATTTACTAAACTTTCTAGGTGGGGTGTAAAAACTACTAAGGCCGGCACTAGGTTTGGTGGAATGCCTGGTATTAACCCAATTCAACAATTCACTAGAACAAAAACTCCTTTATCCAGATTCTTACAAAGACAAAGGGTTACATCTAAGTTACTGGCACGTAATTTGAGATTACCCAAAACAAGAATAGGAGGAGGATTATTTTCTCTTTTAATGGGTGGTTTGGAGTATAAAGGTAGATTGGATGAAGGTCAAAGTCATTTACAAGCAGGGATGGGAACTGCTGGAACTATTGGTGGTGGAATGGCTGGTGCCAAAGGTGGAGCAATGGCAGGTGCTGCTATTGGTGCAATGTTTGGTGGTGTCGGTGCAGTTCCAGGAGCAGTAATTGGGGGTTTGATTGGTGGTATTGGTGGATCTTGGTTAGGTGCAAGAGCAATGGATTCAATGTCTGGGGTTAATGCAGGGAATCAATTATCTCAAAGAGAACTAAACAAACATGAAGATCTTTTCCACGATAGAGGTAATATGGGTGGTAATGTTAAGGTGATTAACGTGAATAAGATGGGAGAGGCTCCTCCTTCATTTGGTAATCCTAGTGAGGATTCTAATGAAATGAACTTTCCTGATCCTTCACCAGAGGATAATTCTAATCCTAATATTGCATCTACTCAAAGTAATTTGGGTATATACACTAATGGCAGTTGGTCATTTGGTTAATGTAAATGGAAATTGCAGAAGTAAAAAAAGTAAAACTTAATGTTACTAATATTAAAAGTGTTCTTATTAGATCTAATAAGAAACTTAGGAATGTGGAAAAGAAAAAAAGTTATTTAACTCGTCGTCAAGAAGAACAAGAGAAGAGGATATTATTAGAAAAGAAAATAGAGACTCCAAGAAAGAAACTTAAGATTCCTCTTTTAGGTAAAGCACTAGGAGTTGTTAGATCTGTATGGGATAGGATAGTTAATTTCTTTGGATGGTTGTTAGCAGGATTTATTATAACCCGATTACCACAGATTGTAGAAAACTTAAAGAGACGTTTGGCATTCATTAAACCAATTTGGGAAGGTGCCATGAAGACATTTGCTATTATTGGTAATGGTATGGGTGCGTTATTTAGTGGTATAAGCAGTCTTTTTAATTTAAATAAATCTACAAAGGATTTGCAAAAAGCAGAATCAGAGTTAAAGAATTTGAATTCAGAATTAAAAGGAATTGATCGTGCATTGGGAGGAAAGAGCTCAGAAACAGGAGAAGAATTTCCTACTCAACAGAATCAGGGAACTGATAATAATAATCAATCTTCTCAATCTTCACCAGTGAAATGGAATAATCCTTGGGAAGGTGATACTCTTCAAAGTAATAGTGAAATAATGAGACAAGAATTATTGAAGCAGGATACTAAAATACAACAAAAGAGTAAGAAGTTTAAAGAAAAGAAAACCAGAGAAACGATAAATCCTCGTTTAGATTCTCCATCTAAGTCGAATAGAAATTGGAGAGTTAGAAGAAAAACTGCTAAAACTGTATTGGATCAAAAAGGACCTTTAGATAAAGATATAGATAAGCCTCCAGCTGATATGGTGCTAGTAAAAGAAACTACATGGTTGGAGAGGTGGTGGCCATTTGGTAGATCTAGAAATAAAACATCTTCTAATTCTACACAAGGTAGAGGAAATAATGGTAGTGGTCCCCCTCAACAATAAAGTAGGAATTAATGTAAAATAATGACTGTACAAAGTTCACTCTATAAAAAGTTTATAATAATATCTGCTGATGGTGAAAGATCGGTAACTATAGATTATGGGGATTTCAGAGTTCTTAATATCTATTATTATGAAAATATATTATCTCCAAATATAACTGGAGTAGTTACTATTACAAGTACAATTGTAACGAAATCTGCAACGGATATTCAAGAAAGAATGGGATCTTTACATAGTTCACTTCCTTTAGAAGTAGGGTGTGAATTATTGATTCATATTCAAGATCCTATTGGAGAAGGTTTAAATTTTTCATCTGAGGAGAATCCTCATGAGAGATTTTATGTGAATGAGGTGCAAGTTTTAAAGAGAACTTCTACTTCCGAAACTATCCAATTAAGATTTATTTCTAATATAGGATGGAAGAATACTACTAGGAGAGTAACCAGACATTATGCAGGGAGAATTACTGAATCTGTAAGAAATATTCTAAAAAATGAATTAAGATTACCTGATGATAAAATTGAGATTGACCCTTCTAGTAATTCCTATTCATTTGCTGGAATGACGAAGAGACCTTTTGATTTAATTGTAATGTTGGCGAAACAATCCATACCTCAAAATACTGTAAATCCTGGTTATTTGACTTTTGAAACTAAAAGTGGATTTAAATATCTGTCTGTTGATACTTTAGTTAATTCTACTCCTTATCCTCAAGATTATTCTTATTATGGTTTTAATGAATCATCTTATGAACCTGGAGATGATAAGAATAATAATTTTAAAATAGCTTCTTTAACTGTTTCTCAGGATCAAAATCTTGTACTTCAAATTGAATCTGGAGTATATGCAAATAAGACTATATTTTTCGATCCTGCAACTTATAAATTTACTGAAATTGATATTTCTGTAAATACTGATGAGTTATTTAAAAACCCTAAGTTTTCTACATTAGGTAAACAACCATCAATTCCTAAACTATTACAAGATGATTTTGATTCGGGAACTAAATTCCATCGAGTCGAAACTGCTATATTAAATGTTGGTGCTAATAAAGAGAGTGTAGCGGTTAATAACAGCCCTCAATTTTATTATGCTGCTTCGGCAACAAGATATAACTTATTATTTTCTCAACAAACTTCTATTACAATTCCTTGTAATACTGATCTGGAAGCAGGAGATGTATTAAACCTTCAAATTGAAGATATATCCAATAAACCAGATCTTGGTCCAGATCAGCGAAGAGGTGGTAGATATATAATTAAATCTTTATGCCATTATTTTGAACCTGAAAAATCAGTGACATCTTTAACATTGATTCGTGATTCCTATGGTTTACATACCAATCAAACTTCTTAATACCCATGCCAAATTCTTCTGCTGACTCTAGTTTCTATGGATTAGGAACCCACGAATGGATTGGGAGAGTGTTACCATATAAAAGTCAAGATTTGCAACAAAAAGGTTGGGCAGGTTTTGGTCTTCGAAGAAGAGTTGCCATCATGGGATATCATCCTATGAGTAAAGCGGAAATAAGAGATGATCAAATTGTGTTTGCTTTAGTTGCTCTTCCTACTGTTGCAGGATCAGGAGCAGCAGGTAGAAAAATGAGTATTAGAATATCTCAAGGGGATGTGGTTCTTGGTAAATTTTTAGATGGGGATGCTAGACAAAATCCTATTATTTTACATGTTTTAGGTAGAAGTCAAGATATAGAATATGGATCGGGGAGATTTGATTCAAAGACTGGATTTGTTGGTTCTATTAAACCAAATAATTTAAATCCTCCTTACAAAGGGAATCGTACACAAGAATTTAATACTGATGTTCAAGAAGGAACTCCAAGTGCTCGTAATCCAACAACTAAACAGAATAGAAGTAATAAAAAAGCAGTAGAAAGATTACAAGAATCTGGGTTACCTACTACTCCTACAGTTGGAGCAATTCCTCCACCTCCTATAAAACTTGTTGAGGTAATAGAACCAACCATAGAGGAAACTCCAGTTGATACAGAATTGGAAGAAGCAAGAAAAAATTATACTATTAGTGGTATTTCTACTGATCCAGCCTTTTTACCATTCCTGAAGTAATTTTATAATTGTTGATAAATAATTAATAGGAAATAATAACGTTATGGCAAACGAGCAGAGTTTAAATTGGAGAGAGGAACTTCTAAAAAAAGCTAAAGAGATTGATGCCCAGAATGAAATTTTGGTAAATTATCTGAATGATCAAGAGGAAGTTCTTATTGCTGATGCAGGGGTTTTTTCAGTTCCTACAATATATTGGGGTTTAGTATCATTAGCTACATTAATTGGAGCTGTAGGCACATTGGAACAAGGTCTAGATCTATTCAATAATCATCGTGCATTTAAAGATCTTAATGGGACTTTTCAGGGAAATCTAAATGAAAGTCTTATCCATAGCCAAACTTCCAAAGGTTTAGATAAAAGTGATCAAAGTAAAATTGGAGACGAAAGGTTTTTCGTTCAGCAACCTCTCAATTTAACTGGAGAAAAGAATGAGGTTCTTCCTACATCACAAATTGAGGCTATACAAGAGATTGTTACTGCTGAGAACTCTGGTATAAATATTAACTTATCCAAAGATCAACAAAAAATAGTAAGGGAAGTAATAGCACAAAATAGTGATAAACTAAATCTGAGTGCTACTATTGATCCTCAATCTTTATCACCAACCCCAACCTCACTTCCAACTCCAGAGAATATTGCAGTAACAAATACAGCTCAATTTGGTGGTGGAACTAGAACTAGAACTATAGAATTGACTGGTGCTCAACGGGCTCAGGCGATGGCAAGGCAGAGAGTATTGGAGGGTAGAGATACAGTTACTGGAGAATTAAAAGGAGAAGTAGAAATAGGAGAAATAACAAACACAGGTCAATTTGGAAGAGTGGTTGAGGAAGAAGTACTTGATGTTGATGGAGCAGCAGCAATTGCTGCAGCAATTGTTGCAGGTGCAAATACTAATACTGTAACTGAGGCAGCTGCAGTTGCAGGGGTTCTTCCCTTAGCACAAACTCCTAATGTACATAATGAGATTAGTGATAGCACAGTAACGGGGAAAAAAATTATACAAGCGGATCCGTGTAAAGATAGTACTTTTAGTGATTCAAAAGCAGCTATTGAGAATTTATTTTCTAAAATAATGGGGCCAGGTTCTGCAGTGTTAAATTTACCAATGGCAATTAAAGATACTGCAGGTATTGTTGGTAGATCTATGAACAAATTTGCTAATAAAATAACAGGTGCTTTAAATGAACAATTGCAGAAATTAATTAGGCGAGGGATGGAAGTAAAAGCATTATCTATATTATCAACCGTAGGTTCGGCCGGTGTGACGATGCCAATTGCACTTGCTAAAATTAAAGTTGTTCAAACAGCCTTATTGCCAGCTATTAAAAAGTTGTTCGATGGTATTTTTTGTGCTGGAAAAAGAATTGGTGATGCAATACCTGGTGCTGTAGAAGATTTACTTACAGCAGCAGTACCAAATATTCTTGATGGTCCACTTTGTGCTGTGGAGGAATTGGTAGGAGCTCTTTCCACTAAAATTATTAGTATGGCAGATTCTTTAGTAGCTCCTCTTTTAGGTGGTGTTACTAAGGTATTAGGTTTTGGTCTTAATATTAAAAATTTTCTATTTGAAGGAATTAATTTCTTAGATAAAGCTAGTGGATTTTTTAATTGTGGAGAAACTCCAGATTGCCCTGCAAACACTGTTTATAGAAATTCTATAGGAGATCAAAAAGACACTTCAGAAGCAGAGTCTAAAAAAAGTTGGCAGACATCTCTTCTGAAGGCAGCTGAAAGAACAGCAAATCTGTTAAAGAGAGGAAAAGAAGTTGGAAGGGTTGCTCCAAGTAATGTTGCTGGTGTAATAGGTAATGTAGCAGATTCTATTAGTGAAGGTTTAGGCCCCTTAAATAGTCCTGATTTTCTAAATGTAGTATCTGGTGCAGGTATTGTAGGTGCAGCAACAAGTGCAACTGAGGCATTTGAGAAAACATATGGTGAATGGGAGATTTTTGGAAGTAAAGCTGTTGGCATATCATCGGTGAAGTTGGGGGATGTAGAAGAAAGAGAACCTGATTGTAATGCTGGAAATGTATTTGAATGTGGATTACCTAAAGTAGAATTCTTTGGTGGAGGTGGTATTGGAGGTGCTGGAAAAGTTCTTATTGGAAAAATCAGGAAGAAGTTCAATTATGATAAAATATATGAGGATGTAAGAAGAACTGCTAGTATTGTTGGAATAGAGATGTCAGATGGAGGTAGTGGATACACTTCTCCTCCTATTGTAACTATTACGGATAGTTGTGATAAAGGTTATGGTGCGTATGCATCCGCCAATATAGATCAAAATCCACAATCACCTACGTATGGTCAGATTTTAAGTGTATCTATGATTACTGTTGGTGAAAATTATCCTGCCGAAGAGGAAGAAGTTCCATTATATGTGGATGGAGTGGTTATTGATAATCCAGGAGAGGGATATCAAGAGGGAGATACTTTAGATAATTTCAAATTGACTATTGTGGATGGAGAAATAAAGAATGTTAGCATCGTTAATAGACTTCCCTACAATGATTTACCTGAACTAAATATTAATACTGAACTTGGTTTTGGTGCAGTGCTTCGACCTTTAATGTCTAAAACTAGACCTCCAGGTGAAGTGCTTCGAGTTATTGATTGTGTTGGTAAGGTTTAATTATGTCAAACGGTTACGATGATGGAAGACAACAGAATAATTATGGAAATCTTATTATAGAGTCTGGTAAGGATGATAGTGTTGGTGATGTTGGTGGAGGTGAAGCATTTTCCCTTAAAGGAACCAATAAGCAAGGTAATAGATTTATCTTAGCTCATCATGATGGTGGTATTACTAGAACTGAAACTGAACAAACTCTTCAAGTAGATTGTGGTGCTAAGAAAAATACTGATGGAACTGCTTTACAAGTAACTGCTCATACAGGAAAAGTTGCTATAAATTCAGAAAAAAGTCATATTCTTCTTAAAGCAAGTAAAACTATCACTTTAGAGGCGAATGATATCATTCTTAAAGGTACTAATCTTATTCAAATAGGAGGCCCTTCTTCTTCTGATACGAGAGAAATTAAGATAATGGCTCAAGCAGTACCTGTGACTGGACCAGGCGGAACGACAGATCTTCTTAAGCATTTAAAAATAAATTCTTTTTTAGTTGCATCCACTGGACCATTGAGTTTGGTGAGTAGTCTTGCAGAAGGAATTGGAGGGAGTTTTTCAGATGATCTCGGAGCTCTTGCTGGTAGTAAAATAGGTGCAGGAATAGGTGGGGCAATTGGAGGCCCTGTTGGTACTGCGATTGGTAGTAAAATTGGATCACAAGTTGGATCAGAAATAGTATAATGTCAGGAATTAACATAGATTTTTCACAAACAGGTAACTCAGCATTTGAGAATGTTTATATTTATGGCCTTCTTGACTATGATTTTAGTAGTGATATAAGAACGTTTAAAGGTTTAACTGTAAGAGATAATTTTAATCTTGAACAAGATTTACTGGTTCAAGGTCAATCTTGGGTTACTGGTATTGCAACTTTTGCTGATGATGTAGATATTTTTGGTGAATTAGATATTGATTATCTAACAGTAAAACAGAGATTTCAAATTGGTGCTGGTGGTACTATATTTGTTGGTTTTAATACTGGTCCATATAGTAATAATATAGGTATAGGAAGCACTACTCCTGAGTGGAAATTACAAATTAATAGTCAAGACTCATCTGTAGTGGTTAGTTCTGGGGGTACGGTTGGTTTAGGAACAACTACCCCCTATGGTTCGTGGGTTGCAGGTAATACTGAATATAGTGATATAGCACAAGGGCCGTTAAAACTTGATATTCATGGTAGTGTTCACGTTGATAGGAATATTTACGATTCTGTTGGATCTCCGGGTTTAAATGGATATTGGTTAAAACGAGATGAGCGTGGTATTAGATGGCAACCGACACCTCCTAGTGTAGATCAAGAAGGAATAAAACTTCAAGATGAAGGTGAATATGTTCCAGTAGCAGTTGGTCTTGCTCAAACTTTTTCGGAAATTAATTTTGTTCAAAGTAATAGTCTTGGTCTTGGAACAGATACTCTTATTCCTACTGCACAAGATCCTCTTAATCCAACTGGTTTAGCAACAGTATTTACTTTTGATTTATGGGGATTTGAGGGTGTAGGGGATGATGCCTCCATTTATAGAATGACCAATGTGGGTATTCTTACCGATCTTCCTGTATTACCATTCCAAGTTGGAGCAGGTGGAACTAATAGTTTTGTGGTTACGGGGGTTGGATCTGTTGGTATAGCTACAACTAATCCTACTCAAATGCTTCAAGTTGGTATTGGTGGAACTAATACTACTGTTGTTACTGAAAAAGCATGGGTTGGTATTGGAACTATTAATCCTCAATATGGTTTAGATGTTCATAGAGATGCTTATTTTAGAGAAACAGTTACAGTTGATAAGCATACAGAATTGAATGATACTTTAAATGTTGATGGTGCTGCTACATTCCAAGATGATGTAACTATCAATGCTGATAATAAAGAATTTAAGATACAAAATAATTTTAGTGACACTAAATTTAGTGTTGATACTGATAATGGTAATACAGTAATTGAAGGAACGGTAGATATTAATAATGCTACAGAGGCATCAAATGTTGATGATGGAGGAGCATTAACAGTTAAAGGTGGAACTTCAATAAAGAAACAGGTATATATTGGTGGTATTACTAGAATACAATCTGCTCAAGGAGCATCTTCTGCTGCCAGTGGTGCTTTACAAGTTACTGGTGGGGTTGGAATTGGTCAAAATTTATATGTTAATGAGAATTTAGATGTTTCTGGTAATAGTCAGTTAGGAGATGCTATTACTGATAGTACAGTAGTTGCTGGTACTTTAAAGGTAGAATCCCCTACTGATTCTACATCTAAAGATACTGGAGCCACTATTTTAGAAGGTGGAATGGGTGTTGAGAAAAGTGTTAATATTGGTTTAAATTTAGGTGTTGTTGGGATTACAACAACTAAGAATTTAAAGGTTGCTGGTGTTTCTACTTTTAATGGTAATATAGAATTAGAATCTCATATAGTAGATATTAATGATGAGATTGGAGTTGGTGCAGCTCAAACTGATTGGCGTTTAGCATCTGTAGGAAGTGGTGTCTCATGGAGACCATCGGGTGTTCAGACTAAAAATGCTATCTGGGTTTCTGTGAATGGTATGGATAGTAATAGTGGATTGTTAGAAGGAGATGCAAAAAGAACTATTGGTGCTGCGGCTGCAATAGCACAATCAGGCGATACTATTATTGTTCGTTCAGGTGTTTATAAAGAAAATAATCCAATTGGTCTTAGAACTGAGGTTACAGTTTCTGGTGAAGATTTAAGATTGGTGACAGTCGTTCCTCTTAATACTAATAAAGATGTATTTCAGGTAAGAGCAGGGTGTTTAATACAAAATATGAACTTTGCGGGTCAAACTAGCACTACTAATCATCCAAATTGTGGTGCTGTAGCATTTCCTCCAACTGCAGTAGGTATTACTGGTGGTGTAGATTTTCAAGCCATAACTGGATATACTAATCTTGGACCTGCTAACCAAGGCCCAGATAGAATAGATCCATCAAAAGGTGCAAGATATAGAAGTCCATATGTAAGGAATTGCACTAATTTTATGACTGGTAGTGTTGGAATGAAAATCAATGGTGATTATGTCAATGCAGCATTTACTGGTGTTAATGATTTAGGTCAAGATTTGAAATCCATGGTGTGTGATTCATTCACACAATATAATCAGGCAGGTGTAGGAGTATCACTTACTAATAATGCATATGCTCAGTTAGTTTCTATCTTTACGATTGGATGTGATATTGCAATATTTGCGGGTAGTGGAGGTCAGTGTGATTTAACAAACTCTAACTCATCATTCGGTAACGTTGGATTGAAAGCAGATGGTATTGGGGATGTTGAGTTTACTGGTCTTACTAATGTAAGTTCAATTGCGGGTCAAGATACTATCCCAGTTAAAAATGTTAGAGATGAGGAGGGTAATTTTAGAAAACCATTTGATGGTCAGGGAGCATATTTCCAAATTAATTTAGATAATTATCCTGATACTCCTGCTGCAGGTATATTAACAGCACCTCTTCAATTTGTTAGAAGTATTGATATTCTTGATGGTGGCACGGGTTATTCTCCTGGTTCTCCACCTAATGTTACTATTCCAAATCCTCAAGGCCCAGAAGCAATTTTACCAGAATTTTCTGCGAATGTAAGTGCTGCAGGAACTATTTCTTCGATTGATGTAATTGCAAGTGGTAGAAACTTCTTACCTAATCAAGAACTTACGGTTACTTTCTCTAGTGGAAATGCTGTTGCTAAAGTAAATACAGATCCTGTATTATATACTATCAGTGAAGCAACAGAACCTGATGAGTTGATTGGATTATCAAATGTGACATTTAATGAATTTATTCCATATGCTATTGGAGCTGGAGTAAGTGTTGCTTTTTCAAGGTTAAGTCGTATTATTACCAGTTCACATTCCTTTGAATATGTTGGTGCTGGTACCGACCTAAATAGAGCAAACCCCTTCCAGGGTGGTGAACCTATTCCTGAAAATGAAGTTATTTCCATTAATGGTGGGCAAGTTCCATATACCAGTACGGATCAAAAAGGTAACTTCAGAATTGGTGATGGTCTAACCATTGATCAGACTACTTCTACTATTTCTGGAAGAGATTTTAACAGAGCGATTCAAGCACAATTAACACCATTAATACTTTCGTTGAGATAATATGGCAATTGCACCAGTCAATAAGTTTATATCAGTTGCTGTTCCTGTAGCACCAGGAGAACAGAAATTATATGAAGTTCCTACAGGAACTTCTGCACTTGTGTTGTATGCACAGGTTTCTAATGTGGGTATAGGGCAAACGTATCCCCAGGTTACTTTCATTCAACGAAGAGAGACAAGAAGCACAGGAAATACAAGAGATATAAGAGTTATACAAGATGTTGAAATTCCACCAAATGATGCAGTAATTTTAATAGATGGTAGATTAGTATTAGAAAAAACCCCATTAATAATAGATAGTTTATATATTAGTGGTATACAAACTGGAATAACAACAATTACGAATGTAGATTATAATGAACCTTCAGGAGTGGCAACAGTAACTACCATGACTCCTCATGGATTTAATTCTGGTAGTGAAGTCACCATGGCAGGTATTGCATTTACTTGCCCTAGTGGAACTGGTATTACTACCACTATATTTCCAGATCCTCAAAAATCTTATGTTGTTGATACGATAGTTGATGAACCTAGTGCTGGTTTGTCTAAAACCTTTACATCCGTAGTTGGAAGTGCAGTAGGATATAAACACACATATAATCCTGCTATACATGCATTTGTGAGAGCTAGAAAAGATGCAGTTACTTTAACAGGAGGATCGAGTTATACTCCTACAGCTGCAGGTTATAATCCTTCTACAGGAATTGTAAGTTTTACTATTCCATGTCATGAAATGTTAGATTCGACTGCTACTAATCTTAAAGATGTTGGAGCTGGCACTACATATAATGCTAATGTTGGTATATTAACTGTTCATACCACTACGACTCATGGTTATGATAATGGTGATTTAATTAGATTTGATGATGATGCACTAACTTTTACATGTGCGATGGATGGTAATACTGCAGAAAAGAAATATCCAAGGGCATCGGATCCAACTAGAGGTGTGTGGTTACCTATTTCTAATAAAACTGCAAGTACTTTTGAATTGGAGGTAGGAAAAAGTCCTTTTAATTATTTTGATATTCAAGCAGCTAATTATAGCCCTGCTTCAGGTATTATGACTGCTACCATAGGAACTCACCAGTTAAGAGCAGGAACAAGTATTAAATTGGCAAATAAATCTATTCGATTTAGATGTGCTCAAGATAATTTTGTAGGTATTCATACATATCCTCGACCTGCAGGTTATGGTGGAGCAAGTTCCAATGATCCTGCATATGATACAGCAGTTAATATTGAATCCGTTACTGATACAACTATTACATTAGATGTGGGAACATCCAGTTATACAGGTATTCATACCTTTGTTGCTGAAACTCCCATGTCAATTACAAATGCTGAATATAATCCTGTTTCAGGAATTATGACATGCACTGTTGCTGATCATGGTATGGATAATGGAAATGCTGTTAAGATCGCAAATGAATCTCTAACATTTAGTTGTGGATATTGTGGTAATATAGGAGTGTCTTCACAAAAATCTTATCCTAGAGCTAAGGATTATGCTAGTGAGAGATGGTTACCAATTTTTGATGTAACTTCAAATACATTTAAAGTTCAAGTTTTAGAAACAATTCCTTCTACTAATACAGATTATCATTATTTTGAATCTGCAACTGCTGAAAATCTTACGAGAGGTGTTGTGGTCTCTGGAGGTTCTTATGAACATACATGGGTCAGTGCAGTTTCAGGAGGTATGAAACATTCTAATAAGACTATAGATATTGCTCAAGATTCATTAATATTTACATGTAGTTTAGATAATTTTATGACGGAACATAGTTATCCAAGAGCAACTGATCCTGTGATTGCTGTAAGTAGTGGAACTACTGCTATTACGAGAGCAGATTACAATACTGTAGCTGCATATGTGGGAACAACAAACGCTGGTGGATTGGTCGGACCATTACAGATGGAATTTCTTGCTAGTATTCTAGAGAATAGTAATGCCTAAGTATCTCAGTGGAAGAGCTAAACTAGTTCCTCAAGACGCATTATCTCCTGATAGGTATCGTTATTTAGCTTTAGATCAAGCAGAACCAAATCCAAGTAACCCTAGTACTTTAGGGATTGTCGATGGAGATAATAGTCCTGCTATACCTAGTGGAACACGATATCAACTAGTTACTGTTCATGGAGATACTACGGGAAATAGGTATTGGATACCTGTTGGTGGTGGAATTATACCTGGTGCTATTAGTGTATATGACGATGGAGTTCTGGTAGGTACTGCTAATAGTATTACACAATTAGATTTTGAAGGGAATGTAGTAACAGCAAGTGCACTTGCTCTTAATCCTAGAGCAACTCTTAATTTTAAACCACCTGGCAATGATTCTAATGTATTATTTAAAGAGTCTGATGATTTTGCCACATCTTCTAAATTGTTATTTAACAGTGGTGCGGGTATTCTTACCTCTACCAGTTTAAATATAGGTCTGGGTGGAACTAATTTTAGTGCGGTAGGTGTTGGTTCATCTGGAATGATTGGTATTGGAAGGGAAATACCATCACAAAATGTAGATATTAATGGTAATTTAAGAATAACAGGAACTATATTTGATGGTGATAATAATGGAGGAAGCCTTGGTGATTTGTTAGTAAATGCTGGTGGATCTTCATTAGAATGGAAATCACCAGCAAATGTGCAAGCAGGTGCAGGAGGAAAGATATCAGAAATCCAATATCATGATGATACTGGATTGGTAGATGGTGCTCCTAATTTTGTATGGGTAGAATCTACACAAAGAGTAGGTATTGGAAGCACACAACCTAACTCTTTATTAGATGTAGTAGGAATAGCTTCTTTTACTAATTTACAAGTAAGTGGGGTCACCACAACTTATGGAAGGTTAAGTGCTATTGGTTTAGTTACTGCTTATTCTGGGATTAGACTTCCATCTTTAACTGAGAATAGAATTCCTTACGTTGGCACAGGTAAAACTTTAGCAGATAGTAGTAATTTACAGTATGATGGAGAATCTGTTTTAACTCTTCTTAATGCTAACATAACAGGTGTTACTACCTTGGGATCTGTTAGAATAGAATCCAATACAATTGATACTGATAGTGGTAATTTAATATTAGATTCTGCTTCAGGAACGGTGCAGTCACAGGATATAGTCTTTATTAATAATGATACTGGTAGTATTAGCACAGATAGTGGTGCTTTACAGGTAAATGGTGGAGTAGGAATAAATGAGAATTTGAATGTCGGGGGTGCAGTTTCATTTGCAGGCCCTGCAGTAGGAGTAGCAGTTACCTTAGCATCTTCTGGTGGAATCACTACTACTGGTGGTGATTTATATGTTGGTGGAGATTTATTTGTTAAGGATGATCTTTTCTTAGAGGAAGGGAATTTTCAGAGACTTTTTGTAAATCCTGGTATTGCTACTTTTAAGGGAGATATTCAACTTCATGGAGTTTCGGGTGTAACCTCTGCTTATTGGGATCAATCTACTAATGCATTTCAGTTTATTGACGATACAAAAGCAATATTTGGTACTGGTGGAGATCTTGAGATATATTATACAGAAGGTGATGGATCTAATGGAGGTAGTGTATTTAAGCACTCTGGGGATCATGACATGCGATTCCAAGTGCCTTCTGGAAATCATGATATAGTATTTGAAACGACTGATGGTGATAATTTAGCAGTATATAATGCTAATGCTGGTATAGAACTTCACTGGAGAGGAAATAGTAATCCTGGAAAGAAATTTGAAACTACTGCAAGTGGCGTTACGGTTGATGGTGGATTATATGTAAATGCTGGAGTTGGAACATTTGGAGATGATGTAAAGTTTAAAGGTGCAGCGTATGATTTATTATGGGATAAGAGTAACAATGCATTAGAATTTGCTGATGAGACCAAAGTTACCTTTGGTAGTAAAACAAACGGCGATTTACAAATATATCATACTAATGATCTTGCGGGTCAAACTGATTCTAATGGAACTTCGATTGTTGATGATTATACTACATATATCCACGAGCGTGGAGAGGGAGGTATAGTATTTAAGACTAATGGTAGTGATGGAGAAGGAGCATATCAATTCTTTGATGATGATTGGAGACCACTATTAAAAATGTATAGTGGTAATAAGGCAAGAACTGCATTATACCATACTGGTATAGAAAGATTAATTACTACTGAGCAGGGTATTGAGGTAACGGCTTTAAATGTAACTGGAGTTTCTACATTTCTGGGAGAATTTCATGATAAAGATGGAGATGTAGGAGGCGATGGTGATTTCTTAACGGCAAATTCATCAGGACTTGCCGTCTGGAGAAGTACAAGTGAATTAACAATAGAAAATGCTAGAAATGTTGGGATTGGATCTACTACTGAAACTAAAGTTTATTATCCTACCTTTGTAGAGGAAATTCATCTTCCTACTAATAGAGAAACTGAACCTCTTTTTGTTGATGTAGGATTAACATATTCATATAATGCTACTACAAAGGTTGGTACGGTCGGTATTGGAACTTCTGCACCTAGAGAAGTATTAGATGTTGTAGGAACTACCACTACTGGGCAATTAATTGTAGCAGGTGTTTCTACTTTTGCAGGTATAACCACAGTAATCGGGAATACTTTATTTACTAAACAATTAAGTGTATCAGGAATCTCTACATTTAACAATGATACTTTTGTAGAAGGAACAACTGATACTAATCAGTTAAATGTATCTGGTGTATCAACATTTACTGGAATAGGTACTTTTGTTAGTGATCTTTATGTTGGTGGTGATTTATATGTGAAGGATGATTTATCTATTGATGAATTGACTACCAAAAATTTATATGTAAGTGGTATTTCTACTTTTGTAGGAGTTAGTAGTTTTATTGGAATCTCTAGTTTTACAGATGATGTATCTCTTAATAAAGGTCTTAAAGATTACTTAGGTAATTTTGGTGGTGATGGAGATCTTTTAGAATCGAGAGGTAATAAAATAAAATGGGTAGAGGCTTCTGATATAACAATTGAAAATGCTAACAAAGTTGGTGTTGGTAGTACTTCTCTGGGAATTAACTTTATAACTTCTGTTAATGATGATAATGCACATAATGATAGACAAAACGAATATATTCATTCAAGTACTAATTTTGTTTATGATCCTCGCTATGGTGGTAAAGTCGGTATTGGAACTACTGCTCCCTCTGATACATTAAGTGTAAGTGGTATATCTTCATTTAATGGTGATGTATATTTAAATGGTATGGATGGTGATGGGGTAGGAATTACTTCACTTAGTTGGATACAATCTACAAGTCAATTGAAGTTTGAGGATGATGCAGAAGCAATATTTGGTACTGGAAATGATTTAAGAATTTTTCATCAAGGTAGTAATAATGATAATTATATACAAGCAGTAAGTGGACATTTATTTCTTCAAGATGATGGTGATATCTATATTAGTAAGAGAGATGGTACTACTATAAGTGCTAAATTTGATACTACTGCAGCTGTAGAATTATCATATAATGGAACCACACGTTTGACGACTACTAATGATGGTGTAAAAATTATTGGTGGATTACAAGATTATACTAATGATGTAGGAGATAATTACCAAATACTACAATCAACAGGATCACAAATACTTTGGGTTGATCCTGATGCAGTAACAATAGGAGAAGCAACTCAAATTCGCACTGATCCAGAGACTGCGGATGGTGAGTATTATATAACTTTTGTTGGTTTTGATACTGCTGGAACTTATAAAAGTGTTTACACTGGTGCTGGAATAACCTTTAATCCAAGTAGTAGTGATCTATATGTTGCTGGTGATTTAAATATTGCTGGAGTCTTAACATATGAAGATGTAACCAATGTTGATTCTATTGGAATTGTAACTGCGGGTAAGGGATTAAGAGTAACTACTGGTGGTATTGTCGTAACTGCTGGTGTCTCAACATTCGCTGGTGCTCTTGATATCAATAATAATGTAGATGTTAGTGGTCTTTCTACATTTGCTGGAATTACAACTGTAAGTGGAACTACTTTATTTGCAAAGGATGTTAGTATATCTGGAGTTACTACTCATAGTGGTAATGTTTTACCTAGTGTAGCTGATCAATATGATTTAGGTTCAACGGCTCAAAGATGGAATAATGTATATGCAAGAAATTTAGGAACAGGAGGTAACGGGGATCCTACCGAGACTATTGTTACTCGATCTGGAAACTTTAATGGTACTGATCAGGTCATTGATAGTGGTGTAGATTCATCTGTAGAAATAATTGAATATACAATCTTCTTCTCATTGAATTCAGATGCGACTACAATTCAATCTGAAAAGGTGTTAATTATGTCGAATGGAACTACACCATATATTCAAGAGTATGCTCTTATGTACAATAATACAAGAATTGCTAATTTATCTACTGATATTAATGGTGGTAACACTAGATTATTAGGAACAAGTACGGAACAGGTAAATTATAAATTAGTAAGAAGATCAATGACTTAATGTTATGATTAAAAAACTTATATAACTCAATAAATAATAAAAAAAAGTAAATGACCAATAAACCTTTCGGTGTAGAAGAATTACGTATAGTTGGATCTGCTGGAACTGGTCTTATAGAGAGTGTAGCTGATTTACATATCCGAGTAGGTGGTGGATGTACTGTAGGTATTGGAACAAGTAATTTAAATATTCAAGATGGAACAGCAGACGTTAATAATGATTCTGTTTTAAATGCTGGTATCGTAACTGCAAACTCATATTATGGTAATTTTAAAGGAACTATTGATCCTGTAACTTCTACAGTTAGTATTGGTACTAATATTGGTGATGTTTTCAGTGTTTCTAGTAATACAATTTCTGGTGATGATCCTGGTGCAGATAGAATTATATTTTGGGATCATGGGGAGGCTGAATTAACTCATTTAAGTCTAGGAACAGGATTAGAAATAGATGGGACTCAACTTTCTGCCAATAGTGATGCTGGTAAGACTTATACTTTAGCGGCTTTAGATTCACATCCAAATACTACGTTGAGGTTGAGTGACACAGTTACGGATGATGATGTTCTCATAACAGCAGGAACTAATGTTAGTTTTGCTGATACAACTGCATCTGGATTCACTATTAATGTTGCTACTGGTGCTGGTAAAACTTATACTTTAGAAGCTGTAGATGCAGCTCCTAATGCTACATTGAGATTGAGTGACACAATTGTGGATGATGACGTAACAATAACAGCAGGAACTAATGTTAGTTTTGCCGCTACTAGTGCTTCTGGATTTACTATTAATGTTGCTACTGGTGCTGGTATTACATTTAGTGCAATAGATGTAAAACAATATACTGATGTTCCATCTCCAAGAACTGAAAGATCATGCACCAATCCAATTGTAGTTAATGTTGATAGTGATACTGCCACTATTGGAATTGGCTCTACTAGTAATGCTTATGGTAATAAATTTATTCAGGAAGATGATCCTACAACTACTGATGGTGGTAGTTGGGATGTATGTGATGGTGATGTCTGGTATGATACTAGTGATTCTTCTGCTGGTACTGGTGGAACCATACCAGTTGGTGGTATTATAATGTTTTCTGGAACTGAGACTGAACTTAATGCATTAACAAATTGGAATCTATGTGATGGTACTAATGGAACACCTAATTTAGCAGATAAGTTTGTTATTTGTGGTAATAACTGGGAGAATCATGATGGTACTGATAAGTGGGTAACAAGAGTTGAAACGGGTAGTGCACCAGGAACTGAAACGGGTGGTAGTAAAAATGCTGTACTGGCCTCTCACACTCATACTTATAGTCGTCGTCCTCAAGTTACTAAGAAAACATATGGTGATTCGGATCATGCCAGACCTTCAGATAGTGAACAAGATGCTACTACCACTAATACAGGTATTGATAATACTGGATCTGTAGTAACAGATGGCAGTGTTTCAGTAACAAATGCGAACCTACCACCATACTTTGCCTTGGCATATATTATGAGAATCTCATGATTTTTGTTCGTAGGTAGAAATAAATGATGTTATGATATATTTGTTACTATTCTTTGGAGAAATTCCTCTATGTGGGTAGGTCCATGAAGCAGGAAACAATATTAATTTACCAGCTTCTGGTTTTATTTTTTTACCACTAAATTTAAATTCAGTCTCTCCATCTTCGGTAACATCATTAAGATACCATATGAAGGCAATTTGTCTTACCCATCCGTTATCTACATGACTATCAACATGCCACTTAAAGTAATCTCCTGGTTCGTATTTTTTTACGGTATATCCATTATCCTTTAATTCATCACTCCAAAGAGATATAGTACTTTCTTTTTCTATCTTAGTAGCATATACTTCTAATGCATCATTTGCAGATTTGAATAAAATTTCATCAAGGTCTTTCCATTCCTTTAGTGCAGTAATTGTAAGATCTAAAGATTTCTTTAATTCAGTTTGTACTTTTCCTGAAGTTGTTATTCCTTCCCCCTTTCTATCATCCTTCTCAAATCTATTGATAATCTCTTCACATACATCTTTAGTAAGAGAATTTGGATCTATATAGATTAAATCATTAAAAGTATTCATTGAAAACTATACATTATATTATGTATTATAGCATAAATATCTAAAAGATCTTCTAATTATGGCGGTTAAGATAAGAAAAGGTGGTGAATGGGTTGAGGTATCCTCAGTAGGAGGTGGTGGAGCAACAGTAACCACTTCTGATAGTGCACCTGGTTCTCCTAGTGATGGTGATCTATGGTGGAATTCCACAACAGGTTTATTAAATGTTTATTATGAAGATGCCAATAGTTCCCAATGGGTTAATGCCACAGGTCGAGGTGGTGGTTCTTCTTCTTCTACAGGAGGAACAACAAAGGTTGCTGTATTAGAAGATCAAAAAACATCTGGTACTGCTGGTGGAAATTTTGATACTGGTGCTTGGAGAGATAGAACTTTAAATACTGAAACCGATCCTGAGAGTTTTGTTACTTTAGATTCTGGGAATGTTTATTTTTCATTACCAGCAGGTACTTATGAGATAGGATGGAGTGCACCGGCTACTGCAGTTGATGCTCATCAAACAAGATTGATTTATGCTACTGATACTGGATTTAGTTCTGGGGTAGGTTATGCGTATGGTTCTTCAGAGCAATCTGATCAGAATGAGGGAGATGGTGGTGCTAGTACTATTATCAATGATAATAGATCCTTTGGTAATACAATAATAACTACTAGTGCAATTACTTATTTTAAAATCCAACATCGATGTTCTATAAGTAGTAGTGGTTCAAATGGCAATACACAAGATTGGGGGATGGGAAGACCATCTAGTTTTTCTGGGGATAGTCAGGTTGAAGTTTATACTCAAGTATCCATAGAAGACTTAGCAACTGGTATTTTAAAATCAACATCAACAGGAACAACCAAGGTTGCAACAGTTAAAGATGTGAAGGCATATAATGTTGATGGAGGAGCAGCTAGTACTAATACTTGGATTACAAGAGATTTAAACACAATCTCAGATCCCTATACTATTGGTCTTAGTGTTAGTGCAAATGTAATTACTGTTCCTGCAGGAACTTATAGTATTAGATGGAGTGCTCCTGCGTGGCGTGTACAAATGTTTACTTCTAAAGTGGAATATTCCACTAATTCTACATTTGCAACTGGTGTAACTTCAGTACAGGGTTCTAATTCATTTGCTAGTAATTCCAGTTCAGATGGTACTCAATCTCAGACAGTTACAATAGGAACACTTGCTTCTGTAACCTTTTCTACTACCACTTATGTTAGAATAAGGCAATGGAATGCACAAGCAAAGGATCCAGCAGAAGGAGATACTGATAATGCACTTGGTGTAGCAACTAATGTTTCTGGAGCTGGGGATTCAGTTTATACCACCGTTGTAATAGAAGATTTAGCAACTGCTGTTAAAGAAAGTAATATTGTAAATACAGGAAAAACTAAGGTTGCTTTATTAAAAGATGAAAAGGATGAAGGTGTTCAGGGTGGATCATTTACTCAGGGTGGATGGAAAGATAGAAATTTAACCGTAGAAGAAGACCCACAAGGTTTTGTTAGTTTTACCGCAGGTGGACCCACAAGCAGTATAGGTACTCAAAATGAACCAGGTTATTGGTCATTAGCAGCAGGTACTTATCTTATAGAATGGAGTGCTCCAGCTCATAATGTTACGAAACATCAAAGTTTGTTGGTTTATAGTACTACTTCATCTCATATTTCAACTGCTGGTCTTGATGCATCAGCATCATATGTCGAAGGTAGTTCTGAAGATATTACTGCTGGTGGTAGTGGTGGTGATCAATCAATTAGTGTTGGAAGTAAAGTTATAACCACTACTGGGACCACGTGGTTTAAAATCATGCATAGGTGTGAAGTGGATGCTTTTGGTGAAGGTATGGGACAAGATACTCCTGGTTGGGGTACTAAGGAAATTTATACCCAAGTAAGAATACAAGATTTAGCAACTGCTGTTAAAGAAACTGGAGATGATTATGTCTCAGGAATCAATAAGGTTGCTGTATTAGAAGATCAAAAAACATCTGGTACTGCTGGTGGAAATTTTGATACTGGTGCTTGGCGAGATAGAACTTTAAATGCGAAAGATGATTCTGAAAGTCTTATTAATTTAGATTCAGGTAATGTTTATTTTTCATTAGTAGCAGGTACCTATAGAATAGGATGGAGTGCACCTGCTACTGCAGTTGATCAACATCAAACAAGATTGATTTATGCTACTGATACTGGATTTAGTTCTAATGTAGGTTATGTGTATGGTTCTTCAGAGCAATCTGATCAGAATGAGGGAGATGGTGGTGCTAGTACTATTGTTAATGAAAGTAGATCCTTTGGTACTACAGTACTAACTATTGGTGCAACTACTTATTTTAAAATCCAACATCGATCTTCTATAAGTAGTAGTGGTTCAAATGGCAATACACAAAATTGGGGGATGGGAGTACCATCTGGTTTTTCTGGGGATAGTCAGCATGAAGTTTATACTCAAGTCATAGTAGAGGATTTAGCAACTGCTGTTTTGTCAGGTGATGTTGTCGGAGATAAAATTCAAGAAGGTAATACGAGTGTAGAAACAGTTGATACTGGTTCTGACGGACATGTTAAAATAACAACAGAAGGAACAGAAAGATTTCGTGTCACATCAGATGGTGACACGACAACTATGGGAAGACAGTATCTTTCTCGTAGGAATAGCACTGCTGCTGATAAAAGTAGTCTTAGACAAACTTTTTATTCTGAAGTAGCAAATGGAGCTTCTCAAGCTTTCCAACTAGAAGGAACCCCTTATGGGGGTGGTTTAGTTACTGTTACTAGTATGAGAGATGCTAATGCAACATTTATGACAACACAAGTATATCTTATTGGGTTGAGAGGAACAAATAATTCTAGTATAGATACTGCATTCACTGCCCAAGATGGAGAAAGTGGTCAACAGAGTCATACAGTTGCAGGAACTTCAAAAGGTGTTACAGTTACAAATAATAGTGGACACACAAGTGATATTTTTGTAACCTTTGATGTTCAAGGTTTCATACCATAAGTAATTAAAAAATAATAATTATATAATCCTCTTGACAAATACTTCTATATGTGATACTATACAATGAGTCATATTAGTGCATGGATGGACGAAGAATATTTAGCCAAGTGCGTGGTTGACCCCACCAAGAAAACTTTTTATCTCTATTCTAACGAAGGAGATACGAGAGAAGTTGTATGCGATAATACGGAACAATTCATGAATGTGTTGGGTGTTGTTCGTGCAACTTGTCCTGAAGATAGGTTAGTATATACTGACGTATAAATATCGGAGGTAATGAAAGGTGACTAATGGAAAAACGAATCAAGGCATTAGAAAGATTACATGATGAATATAGGAAGGATAATAAAAAGAAGAAGGAAATAACAGAAGAAGAGTGGCTACGTCTTCAAAGAACTGGGGGAGGTGCTGAAAATTAATGTACACTATAGATTCCACTTACTGTTGGTATAGTGATTGGGTTAATAAGCATGAAAGAATTGTTCTAATGTATTCTATCAATGGTATTGTATTTACCTTTGATGAATTAGAAGATCTTGATGAAACAGAGGAGGATCTTCCAACTATTAAAATGATTGCAGATTATGAGAAAAAGTATAATACTGAGGATTTATATAACAATTTTGCCTATTTGATACAAGAGGAATTGCATCCTTTAATGTTTGAATTGGAATTGACAAATCCTGAAGATTTGCCCGATGATATTGCTATCTAGAATTAAGGAACATTTGACTAACTAAATAGAATATAGTAATAATTTTAGAAGTCATAATCCCATGCCTCTGAATAAATTAGATAATTTTATAAAGAACACCGAAGGTCGTATTCTTTATGTGAGTCCAAGCGATTTAGACTCAACCGATAGTATTAGTAATGAAGGTAATTCTCTTGCTAGACCATTTAAGACTCTTCAAAGAGCTTTAATTGAGTCTGCGAGATTTTCTTATGTTAAAGGAAGAAGTAACGATATTGTAGAAAAGACAACAATTCTTTTGATGCCAGGTGAGCACTATGTAGATAATAGACCTGGATATAGAATTTATAATAATGCTGGTACAGCTACTGTTCAACCTGGAGGTGGTGGTAGTACAAGTACTGCAACCACAACATTAAATCTAGATTTAAATTCAAACTTTGATTTAACACAAGAAGATAATATCCTTTATAAGTTTAATAGTGTTCATGGTGGAGCAATAGTTCCTAGAGGAGTATCTATTGTTGGATTAGACTTAAGAAAGACTAAGATACGTCCAAAATATGTACCTAATCCTTTAGATAGTACTGTAGATCCATCTTCTATCTTTAAGATAACTGGTTCATGTTATTTCTGGCAGTTCTCTATTTTTGATGGAAATGATTTAGAGTTAGTATATATTGATGGTAGTGATTTTAGTACTGGAAAACAAGCAGCACCAACATTCTCTCACCATAAACTAACAGTATTTGAATATGCTGATGGTGTTAATAATGTAACTCTTGGTTCAGATAATTATGATATTACTGATTTGGATATGTATTATGCCAAATTAAGTAATGCTTATAATGAAGGTTCTGGAAGACCAATAGAAACATCTGAGAAATATCCAGCAAATCCTCTTGCATTTGAACCACAAAGACCTGAGTACGAGATTGTAGGTGCTTTTGCTCCTGATCCTATTACACTTCAATCAGGATCAACATTTCCTACATCTGGAATACAAGCTGGAAGTGATTCTGGTGTAACGAGTGTTGTTACAGTAAGAACTTCTAAACCTCATAAGTTTCAAGTTGGAACACCTATTAAAATAAGAGGTGTTACTCCCACAAATTATAATATATCTGCAATAGTAACCGATGTAAGTGAGGATGAGGATACTATATTTACATATACATTACCCAATGCTCCACTTAATCTAACTGCGGGAAATGCTTCTGCTGCGACAGTAACAGTTGAAACTGATACTGTATCTGGTGCATCACCTTATATCTTTAACTGTTCTATGCGTTCAGTTTATGGTATGAATGGATTGAAGGCTGATGGAGATAATGCAACAGGATTCAAATCTATGGTTGTTGCCCAGTTTACTGGTGTATCTCTACAGAAAGATGATCGTGCTTTTGTAAAGTATGATTCTTCTTCAAGAACTTATAATGGAATAACAATATCTTCTACGGTAACTCCTGCAGAACTATCAAGTGGTTCTTCATCTGTTGCAACTGGACAGGGATATCATTTAGATTCTGGTGCTGTTTATAGACAGGGATGGGAGACAACACATATTAAAATACAAAATGATGCAATACTTCAGATAGTTTCTGTATTTGCTATTGGATATGCGAAGCACTTTACTGCTGATAGTGGTTCTGATGCATCAATTACAAACTCTAACTCTAACTTTGGACAATTATCCTTAATATCTGATGGATTTAAGAGAGAAGCATTTGATAAAGATAATAAAGCATTTATAACTTCTATTATTCCTCCTCGAAATGTAGAAACAACAGAAGAGAATATTGATTGGATTGCTATTGACAAGACTAAAACACTTGCAGTTGCTACCAATACTAAATTATATCTTGCTAATTATAAACTACTAGATGTTGTTCCTCCTGTTCTTACTCAAGGTTATAGGGTGGGTGCTAAGGTAAATGATAAAATATATTTGAATGTTAGTGGTTCTACCAAGGAAGCAGGGGTATTGACTCCTAATGGTAATAGTTCTTTTAGTGAATATTTGGTGGTTACTCCTCCATCTGCATCATCTAATAGTATATCGTTTACTACAGATAGCCTTCTTGCAAATGATCTTGTTACAGGAGAAAAGGTTATTGTAATTAGTGATGATGGAGATTTACCAGAGAATATTGAAACTGATACAGTTTATTATGTTATTAATAATGGTGATAATACATCAATTAAATTAGCATCTTCTGAAGCAAATGCTCTTTCAGGAACTGAGATAACAATATCTGGTGGTACTAATCTTAAAGTTCTTAGTAGAGTTTCTGATAAGATTGCAGGAGATATTGGTCATCCAATACAATATGATAGTGGAAATAGTCAATGGTATATTAATACTGAGTATGTGAGTGGTGGAATTTATGATTCACTTTCTAGTATTACTGATACTAATACAGAACCTACTTACATAAAGAGAATAGAAGATACTAGAAGTTTAGATGAAAAAATCTATAAACTTAGAGTTGTAATACCTCAAGAACTAGGAACATCAAAGAATCCAGAAAATGGATTTATTATTGAACCATCAAGTTCTACAGGTGCTAGAAGTAATGCTGACTTCACTCTTAATAGTACATTAACTAAAAATGATTATGATTTTGAGAAGAGTCCAGGATTTATTGCTACTTGTACTTCTCCATCTAGTACAGGTATTGCATCTGTAACTACAGAACTTCCACATGGATTAAGTGTAGGTGATACTGTTAAAGTATTAAATGTAACTGATAGTGTTAATACTACTGGTGTAGCTAATACTGGTTATAATGGAAGTTTCTCTGTAACCACAGTTCATAATGATATGCAATTTGCATATCAACCTTCTAAGAGTCATGGAACATCTTCTACAAATAATACTGCAAGTAGAACAACTGATTTACCTAGATTTGAAAGAAATGATGTACAATCTAATTTGTATGTTTATAGGAATGAGGTTTTATCAGATTATATTAAAGATGAGCAAGATGGTGTATATCACATTTATGCATTAGCATCTGATAATAAAATTACAGAGCAATTTGATAGTTATAATTACAGTCAAAATGTTGTTGACTTATATCCTCAGTTGGATAGAGATAATGTAAATTCTAATCCAGAAGCTTCTAAATCTTTTGCAAAGAGAAATCCAATAGGTGAAGTTGTTACTAGTGATCTTAAAAAGAGTTTAACTAAGGAATCAACTGATAAATTTAATACGAGTTTTGGTATTGGTGTCACTATAAGTTCAGTAAGTAATTCTTCTACAAGTGCAACTCTTACATTTAGTAAGAGTCATGGATATAGTGGTATTATAAGTGGACAGATAGGTGCTGGTGGAGATGAATATAGAGATGGTACTTGGTATAATATAAAACTACTTAATGATTCTACAAGTGGTTCTTGGCGTGGTGCAACTGCAAAGGTTGGTGTTGCTGGTAGTGCAATTAGTAGTGTAGAGATTATGTCATCTGGTGCTGGTTATGGTGCTGGAGATTTATATTTCGATCCTTCTGTTATTTCTGGTAATGGTGCTGCGAGATTTACTATTGGAGCTGCTGGTATTTCATCTTCTGTTGGAAATGTAGTTCAATTAACTGGTGTTGGAACAACTGATGATGGTTATTATAGAGTAACAAGTGTTGCTAATAATACTACACTAGCAATAGCAAAAACTGCTGGTGATCCTGTTGCTGTTGTTAATCAATATACTTATTCTACTGGTCCATCTGTTTCTATTGCATCTACTACATATGATTCTACTAGTGGAATCACTACATTTACTACAGTCAATTCACACGGATTGGTTGCTGGTAATAGTTTCAGAATAATTGATAGTAGTAATAATAATTTGGGTGATTATGTAGTTAATTCTAAAACTAGTGTTACTGAATTTACTTCTGTTACTGGTACTTCTGGTGCTGTTGGTATAGCAACATATATTTTAAAGCATGGACTTGCATCAAACTCTAAAGCTTCTGATAGATCTGATGAGAATTTAGCAGCAAGAGGTTCTCTAATTTATGGTAATGAATATAGTACGTTAAGTTCTGAGTTGGGTAGTTCTGCTGGAGATGCCACAATACAAGTTAGTGCATCTGCTGGAATTGGTACATTCATGTTTAAGTATGGATCTTATATCCAAGTTGATGAAGAAATAATGAGAATTTCTTCACCTTCTCTTACAGGAACAAATCAAATTAATGTTCTTAGAGGAGTATTTGCTACTGGTATTAATACACATTATTCTGGTTCATTAGTTAAAGCAATTAAACCAGTTCCTATTGAGTTCCGTAGACCTTCAATTCTACGTGCATCAGGTCATACATTTGAGTATCTTGGTTATGGACCAGGAAACTATTCAACTGCACTTCCACAGGTTCAGGACAGAACACTTACTGAAAGGGAAGAGTTCTTAGTTCAGTCACAGGAAAAAGCAGGTGGTATAGTTGTTTATACTGGTATGAATAACAAGGGTGACTTCTACATTGGAAACCAGAAGAAATCATCTACAACAGGTGAAGAAACTACTTATGACACACCTATTCCAACTGTAACTGGTGAAGATCCTGCAAGATTGAGTGCAGTATTTGATGAAGTTACTATCAAAGAAAGAATAGTAGTAGAGGGTGGTGATTCTGGTGAGATATTATCTCAGTTTGATGGCCCTGTCACATTTAGTAAGAGTATTAAATCCAATAGTGATGTTACTGTAGCAGGTAAGTTAAAGATTACTGAGGATACTAATGCAACAAGTACTACCAGTGGATCTCTTCAGGTTGCAGGTGGAGTTGGTGTTGGTAAGAGTATGTGGGTTGCTGGTATTATTACTGCAAGTTCATATTATGGAGATGGTTCCAACTTAGAGAATATTACAACTACAACAATTAATAATAATGCAGATAATAGAGTCATCACTGGTTCTGGAACTGCTAATGAATTAAATGGTGAAACTAACTTAACTTTTGATGGAACTAATTTGGATATGCTTAATGATAAAAAGATAAGGTTGGGCGATAGTCAGCATTTATCCATATATCATAGTACTGATAATGATAGTTACATAAAAGATACTGGAACTGGAAATCTTAAAATTCAAATTGATGATGGGGCTGATGTAAGAATTCAAGATGTAGATGGTAACGATAGTGCTATCTTTGATACTGATGCTGGTGTAGAACTTCATTGGAGAGGAAGTAGTGCAGGTAAGAGATTTGAAACCACTGAAACAGGAGCAACAGTTACTGGAGCTCTTCTAGTAACTGGTGATATTACTGCCTTCTATTCTTCTGATAAGAGGTTGAAGGATAATATCTCACCAATTAAACAAGCACTAGATAAAGTCAAATCAATTAGTGGTAATACATTTGATTGGAATGAAGCATCTGGTAAAGAAGGTAGTGAAGTTGGTGTAATTGCACAAGAAGTAGATGCACTCGGACTTCCTGGTATTACAACTATCAGAGATGATGGAACGTATGCTGTTGGATATGAGAAACTGGTTCCAGTTCTCATTGAGGCAATTAAAGAATTGTCTACTAAGGTTGATAGCCTTGAACAAAAACTATCAGATAAATAACTAAAAATGTAGCTATCAATGACGAATTATAATAAATCCTTTAACTTTCAGAATGGGGTACAAGTTGATACTGATAATTTTGTTGTTAATTCATCTGGGTTAGTAGGAATAGGAACATCTATTCCAGAAGCCTTTTTGGATGTTAGAGGTGCTTCATCTTTAACTGGAGATGTTACAGTATCGGGATTGGTCACAACAACCCAATTAACAGTAACAGGTGTTTCTACATTTATAGGTGGTGTTGGAATAGGAACAACTAATATAACTGGGCCTGCTTTTGCTAATAATAGTACGGTTCTTAATGCTGGTATCGTTACAGCGAAGTCTTTTTATGGTGATGGATCTAAATTAACTGGTATTGTCGGATTTGCTACAGCAGGTTGGAATATTATTACTCCTGAGGGTGGTTCTGCAAATCAGGGAATATCCACAACATCTAAAGTTGGAATTGGAACTACATTAGGAATTAATAAATATGATCTTATCATAGGACAAGACCCTGCATCATCTCAAGGAGTATCATTTGATGGAAGTGGTGGTAATGTTAGAGCATCTGGTATTATAACTGCCACTGCAGGATTTGTTGGAGTTGGTTCATTAATTACTACACTTAATGCTTCTAATATTTCATCAGGAACTATTAATAATGATTATCTTCCTGTTCTTGATAATGATAGGTTGCCTACTGCTATTGATATTGGAGCAACAGGAACATTTAATTCTGAAACTATTACAGGAGCTGGAATAAGTATAACTGGAATTGCTACTGCGGCTAGTGGTTTCGTTGGTAATTTAACAGGTAATGTTGTTGGTATTGCTACAACGGCACGAGATTTAACATCCGATGCTACCGTAAAGATAACGAGTATTGATTCTGCTACTATTGTAGGTTCATCATCTACTATTGCTGATAGTATAGGTGTTGGAACTGATAGTGCATCAGCAGATATTCAAATTAGAAAAAATGGAGCAGCAGATTTACTTGTAACGAGTGATACTAATGCTGCTATTATTGGTGTAGGAAGAAGTAATACTCTTACTGGTAATACAGGTCAATTAAGGTATGGAAATGCAACTGGTTCATTTACATATAGTCATGCGTCTGCTTTAGATATTTTAAATTACCCTGATGGTACTGCCACATCTAATATGAATTTCCACTTAGATGCTGGAAATGTGGGTGTTAATACAGGATCATTCTATTGGCATAAGACAACAACCCCTATAATGGCTCTTACCTATGATGGTAAGTTGGGTATAGGTATTACTATTCCAGAACAAACATTACATGTATCTGGTGCATCAACTATTACTGGTAATGCATGGGTTGGAAATAATCTGAATGTTGGTAACAATCTAACTGTTGATGGATCTTTAAATTCTAATGTAACTGGTGATTTGACTGGTGATGTAACTGGTTTTCTAATTGGTAATGTTAATGCAGCATCAGGTATATCAACATTCACTAAGATAAAAACAAGTGGTTCATTAGGTGTTGGATTTGCTGCTACCACACATAGTTTCGAAGTAAATCCAAGTGAAGAAAATAGATTTGTTATAAGTGGGAGTGGAAATGTGGGTATAGGAACCACTATTGTATATGATCTTGTTGGTCTTGCTGTTAAGACTCAAGGTGCTTTCTCTCAACTTTCTGTCGGATCAACTGATATTTCTGGTTCTGTTGATTTCTCCAAGGCTGGAGGTGAATTAGAGAATGAAGCTGCGAACATAACCAAACGATTCATGGTACCACCTAAGGTGACTACTACTGAAAGAGGTAATTTAACTGGATTGGTTTCGGGTGCTATGGTATATGATACAACATTAAATAAATTAGTATTATATCAAGGTGCTTCATGGGTAGGAATAGGTACAACGACTCTGTAAATTTATGGCATTACAAGCATCAGGAACAATAAAATTTTCCGAAATAGCAACAGAATTTGGATATCCCACACAAAATAAATTAGGAAACTATAGAGTTAGTCAAACTTTAGGTGGTTTATCCAATATACCATTGGATAGTGGTATTCCTCAGTCGGGGGTGATAAAGTTTAGTGATTTCTATAGTAAAAGATTAAACGTTGTTGTTGATTGTTATGATGGTAGTGCGGAGAGTAGAAAATCAGCTAAAGATGATAAATGGGATAATAATAATCTTACAGTTATTGGTGGATATACTACTAAACCTTCAAATACGAGTGGTAAAAAGATTATAGTCCATGTGAATAAAACAATGAGTTCTGCAAATAGCAGTAACCAAAATATATGTGCATTAAGAACTGGATCTTGGGATTCTGGTACTACATTGCAAGTAGATGTTGGTGCAGAAGGGGTTATTTTAGGTGCAGGTGGTAATGGTGGTGATGGTGCAGATGGACTATCTGATCATGGGCCAACCAGTGGAGGTGGAGATGGTCAGAATGGAAATAGTGCCTTAGGTATTGAATATGATGGAACAGTTGTAAATGTTTTATCAGGTGGTCAAATTAGATGTGGATATGGTGGTGGTGCTGGTGGAAGAGGTGCTAGACAGATTGATAGTGGTGCTGACCGAACTGCCTGTGGTGGCGGAGGCGGAGGTGGTGGTGGTACTCCCGCAGGTGCAGCAGGTGAAGGTGGACAAAGATTGAGTGGTACTAATGATGAAGTTGCTCCTGGTCAGGATGGTGGTGTAGGTGGAACTGCTGGTGCTACTTTCTCACCTTCTGGTGGTGCTGGTGGTAGTGGTGGAAATAACCTTAATGAAGCAATAGGACAAACTGGTGGAGTTGGTGGAGATGGGGAACAATCACCAGGAACTGCAACTGGTGGAAAAAATGTTGGGAATCAATCATCTGAGGATCCTGGAGTTAATGCTAATGCTGGTGGTAATGGTGCTGCTGTTCGTAGAACAAGTGGATATACAATTACAATAAACAATTCTGGAACGATTGAAGGTTCTACAACTGCAACAGGAGTTGCATAAACAAATCTAGTATGTTATAGTACGAGAAAGGTACGAGAATTTATATTATGAATGATAATTTTATTATAAGATATAAGGGTGCTTTCTCACGAGAAGATTGTGATACGATAATTAAACATATCGAGAATTACGAAGATAATAATTTATTATATTATCAAGAAGAAGGTCGTCATCTACAAGACCATAAGACAATTAGTATTAATAATAGTTATGAAGTAGATTTACCAGCATCAGCAATAATTTCACGTCTAATACTTCCAAACTTTAAACCTTGTGTTGATGAGTATATTAAAAGGTTTAGTTTATTAGAACAAAGTAAATTTACAATCTATGATTTAAAATTAAAAAAGATTCCTCAGGGTGGAGGATTTCATGCTTGGCATTATGAGAATGGTTCGATGATTTCTTCATCGAGAATGTTTGTTATTCAGGTATATTTAAACCATGATTTTAAAGGAGGAGAAACTGAATTTTTATATCAAAATATAAGAGAAGAAGCTGTTGCTGGTGATGTAATTATATTCCCTGCTGGTTATACTCATGTTCATAGAGGTAATCCACCAATAGGAGGAACAAAATATATTGCTAATTCTTGGGCTATTATACAAGATAATGGAGGGTATGAATAATGGAAAAGGAAGAATTAGTTTGTAATACTTTTGAGACACCTTTTCCTCATATGATTATTAAAAACTTTTTTAATGAGAAAGAATTAGAACTTATATGGGAAGAACTTAAGTTCTATACACATCCTGGTAAATTACTCAAGGCAGAAGACTTTGGTGGTATTGTAGGATATACAAATTCTCATGCTATTATTTTAGATCAAGTGTATCGTAACTATTCAAAAGGTACAAATGAAGTTCAAGGTTCACCTAATTTTAGACCTCTATCAAATATTCTTACTCTGAATAGAAAACTATTTGAGTCTGGTGTATTAGATGCTTTTGCTGATGTGCATGATTGTGTAAGTATAGTGAATCAATCAAATTGGGATAGTGTAAAGGTAAGATACTATCATGATGGTGAATATTATGATGCACATACTGATAAGTCTATGCAATTCCTAGCATTTTATTATATTAATAAAGAACCTAAGAAATATACAGGTGGAGAGGTATATTTTCCTAAGTATGATTATGAATATGGATGTGATAATAACTCAATCATAGTATTTCCTGGCTGGGTAGAGCATGGTGTAAGGAGGGTTAGAATAAAGGATTCTGATTACTCTGAAGGGTATGGAAGATATGCTATTACAACATTCTTTGGTAGTAAACCTGCTGACATGAATTTATAAAATTTATACATACCTTTGTATGGTTTGTAAGCGAAGCTTTATAATTTTTTAAAGGGACAGTAGAAGAACCGTCACAAGACCCTTCACAGGGTCTTTTTTTATGCTATAATATGTACAGTTGAAATTCATTAATGCCATTACGTCCACACCAAGTTGATGCTCTGGATGCTATGGCAAACAATCCAAAGGGTCAAGTAATCGTGCCCACTGGTGGTGGGAAGACCATGTGTATGATAGAGGATGCCCAGAAAGTATTCCGTACACAAGAGATTGCAACCATTGTCGTGGTTGCTCCACGTATCCTATTAGCAGAGCAACTATGTTCTGAGTTCTTGGAAACAGGAGAGTTTAACGATGTTAGAGTCATGCACGTTCACAGTGGTGAGACTGAGCATTTCTCTTCAACCAAAGTTTCTGATATTAGATACCATAACTTCCTATGCTATGAGTCTAATGCACATCAAATGATATTCACAACATATCATTCATTACACAGATTACAAGAGAGTAATATTGTTGTAGATACAATATACTTTGATGAAGCACATAATTCAGTTCAGAGAAACTTCATTGGCCCTGTTGAGCATTTCTCATGGGATTCTGATAGGTCTTACTTCTTTACTGCCACACCTAAGCACAGTCTTACACCATTTAAAGCAGGTATGAATGATTCTGATATATTCGGTAATGTAATCTGTCAGGTTCCAGCTCCTCAGTTGGTTAAGCAGGGTTACATTCTACCACCAAAGGTAGAAGTATATGAGTCACGTTTGTTAGATAAGCATGAGTTAGTTGCTGATAAGGATTGTGAGCAGATGATTGATTCTATTGATAACTTACAGAAGAGTAAGGTATTAATATGTGCTAAGTCAACTAAGCAGATTACAAACTTAGTATCTCAGACTGACTTCTGTGTTCAGTTGAGAGAGCGTGGTTATAACTGGATGTATATTACTGCTAAGACTGGTGCATTTATCAATGGTCAGAAAGTAGGTAGAGATAAGTTCTTTGAGGTATTGAATCAGTGGGGTAGAGATGACTATACCAAGTTTGTAGTTCTACACCATAGTATATTATCTGAAGGTATCAATGTAAATGGACTTGAGGCCGTCTTGTTTTTACGTTCTATGGATTATATCGGTATCAGTCAAACGATAGGCAGAGTGATCCGTAAGGGGGCAACTGATAAGGCATACGGTTTAGTTTGTGTACCAGTTTACTCTAAGGTGGGTGTATCTACTGCACGTAAAGTAGAAGCAGTTGTTGATACTATTTTCAACAAGGGTGAAGCAGCAACATCGGTGGTTACAAAATGAGTAAATTTTCTGCCTGTGCTATAAGTGCAAAGTTAATCCAACCATTATATTTTCAATGTATTGAAAATAATGATAAGGATGGTATCACTCAATTAGAGTATGAAATAGGATGTGGTATCTTTCAATTACCCAAAAAGAAGAAGTTATTATATAATGGATATGTTTCTAAAGCAGCATTAGAAAATGGTGAAAGATGTGCAGATCATATGTACCCAAGAAAGATAAGTGCTTATGAATTACTTAACACTAATTGGGATGAAGTTAATGATCCTGAAGAATACTTAAAAGATCTATATTGGAACAAGTTTGGTAAATATAATTATGTAACAAAGGATGAAAATAATAGACTTGTACCATATCAAAAGAGAGCAGTTTTTACAACTTGGCGTGAAGCATACTCTAAGGCAAACATACAATTAGTGGAGTGTGATAACCCATGACAATAGTTACATTAGTTACAGGTGGATTTGATCCATTACATAGCGGTCACATTGCTTACTTTAAAGCAGCAAGAGAGTTTGGTAATACTTTATGTGTAGGTGTGAACTCTGATGATTGGTTGACCAGAAAGAAGGGTAAACCCTTTATGAATCTGAGTGAGAGATTGAGTATCATTAAGGAACTTAAATGTGTAGATGTTGCTATTGAGTTTAGAGATAATGATGATAGTGCCTGTGATGCAATCTCTATGGTATTAGAAGTATATGATAATGTATTATTCTGTAATGGTGGTGATAGAGGTAGTGTGAATACTCCTGAATATGATAGATACAGGCATGATAAGAGAGTAGAATTTAAGTTTGGAGTGGGTGGTGATGATAAGAAGAATAGTAGTTCATGGTTATTAGATAACTGGAAAGACAGTAAGTATCAACCCTCATATTATCAATGACTATGAAAGAAATTCCTACAAAAGAATACATGCAAGATGGATGGGATAGTGGCCCTACTGGTTGCCATCCATACAAGAGAGGTTCCCGACATAATAAGATTGGGATGTGGATTATGTGGATATTCTATGGTATCATTCTTATACAGGTAATACATGCTATGTTAGTATTACCATTCTTTCCTATTCCTTTTGCAATACTATTAGGATTAGGTTTTATATGCTATGTGGCATGGAGAGCAACATGATCGGACAGTTTCAATGGATCAAAGGGCATGAGTCTAAGCACTCAAATCCTGTATATAAACATGCTAAGAATCCTGACAAATGGGATATAAGTGCTGATAGATTCTATATTACATATTATGGTGAAGGTGGTGCAATAGACATTAAGATTTTAGATTCTAAAACTGATTTTGCACATCACGTTAACATTACTGTTGATGATGATGGTAAACTCAAGGCAATGGTAGCTGAACAAACTAAATGAAAGATACTATTCTCTATGGTGACTGTAGAAAGACTCTATGTGCATTTCTACCACAGAGTGCTAGGATGTGTGTTACATCTCCACCATATTACGGTTTAAGAAACTATGGTGGAGAAGATTCACAGATAGGGCAAGAACAAAGTCCTGAGGAGTTTATTGATGAGTTAGTCAAAGTATTCAGAGAGGTGAAAAATGTGCTTACAGATGATGGAACTTGTTGGGTTAATCTTGGGGATAGTTACTATAATTACAGGCCAGGTAGAGGACAAGGATTGGTTAAACAAACAGTCTCAAATACTAAACAAGACTTACCAGATGTGTGTCCTCGTAGAGGAAATAGACTTGAAGGACTCAAAGAAAAAGACCTCATTGGAATCCCATGGCTCTTCGCATTTGCAATGAGAGCCGATGGATGGTATTTGAGACAGGATATAATATGGCATAAACCTAATCCCATGCCTGAGAGTGTGAGAGATAGATGCACTAAGGCACATGAGTATATCTTCTTGTTCAGTAAGAATAGGAAGTACTTCTATGATAATGAAGCAATCAAGGAACCAGCAAAGGACTGGGGAACCAGAGATAGAACTAATGGTAAGTATCATAATGAGGGATCAGGACTACAACCACACTCAGGGTTGACTAAGAGTTATGAGAAGAAGAATAAGAGAAGTGTATGGTCAGTAACAAAGAAACCATACAAGGGAGCTCACTTTGCTGTATTCCCACCCGACTTGATAGAACCATGTATATTGGCTGGTAGTGAGAAGGGTGACACAATATTAGATCCATTCATGGGATCAGGGACAACTGCTATGGTGGCAAAGAAGTTAGATAGGCATTACATAGGTTGCGAACTGCATGAGAACTATGGTGATTTAATAGAAGAAAGGATCTTACCTTATGAGAATAGATTGGAGAAATTCTATGAAGACAGTTGAGAGGCATAGTTATGATGGTAACAAGATAATAAAAACAAGGAAACTGGTCTTTAAACCTTATGAGTTTAGTTCAGTAAATATGTGTCTGGTAACAGGACTTATACAAAAGAATCTAACACCTGACTTACTGAAGCGTAAGAAGTTAAAGTTCAGGGATGAGACTAACAAGTATTATGGTCATTGTTATCATGCTACACAGGCATTATATTATTTGATGGACACTAACAAGTTAGTACCTATGAGTGGTGAGGATTACAGAGAAGAGAAACACTGGTGGTTACAAAATAAAGATAACATATATGATTGTACTGCCGAGCAATACTGGACGGTTGGTAAATTGCCACCATATCATGTGGGTAAGAAGTCTAAGTGGTATGGATGGAAACAAAGACCACAACAAATATCATTAGATTTAATGGTCAAGGTGTTGGGTGACAGATTACACACTGTCACATAAGTATTGTAATTTTAGATAAAATCTATTATAATATGTACATACCACACGAGGAAACTCCTATGAGATGCGAAGTTAAGTTGTATGTTGCTGGAAGAGTCTTCTATGAAGAGGTAGAAGCACGTGATTATTCTGATGCAAGAGATACTGCATTAGCACGTAATCCAAAAGCAACGGTAGTCAGTGTCAATGCCAAGTTCTGATTACAGAAAGTTCTATACCTGTCCCAATAAGAGTATTCTGGATACAAAACCAGGATACCCTGAGGGATATATTACTAAGGATGGTATGTGGGCTGCAGTTCCTATTCTGGGAAGTAACACCAAGTTACAAATTGTTCATAATGGAACATTTCCTCACGTTGCAAGGAATTATCCTGAAGCAGTTGCATACATAAAAAGAGAAATAGCTAAAGAAAAAAAGAAAGGGAAATGCTAAACGATTTAGGTGTTGATCCTAATGAATGGTTTGATAATCCTTTAGATCGTATGCCTATTGCAACGAATAAACCATTACATTCAGACAACAAAGAAAAAGTTAATCTACCAGCTGAACTCATGGAGGTTCCAACATCAGTGACTAATCCAAAACCAGAACCTAAACCTAAAAAGAAAGAGGTTAAAGAGGATGATAACATACATCAAAAGATGTATGAGATTGCAACTGCAAAGTATAATCCTTTTGCCGTTGGTGGTACTGAAAATTTAAACTCATTTGGAGGAGGTTCCGAACAAATACAATGAAAGAAACCGATTTAGAGAGATGGGATCGTGGTAGAACTCTATTGTTAGAGTCACTGTATAAACCAGACAGTAAACTTCGTGGTTGTGCCTACAATCAAGAATGTTATGATGAAATGATGGCATTGAGAGATCATGTAATTGATTTGGTCAAATCAATGGAGAATCCACATTCTGAGCCAATACC